TTTTCTTCTAATTCTCTCATTGATCTTGCTTTCATGATTACGTTTAATTGTTTTGCGTTTGGTGCTGATTGGTTTGCAAATGCTGAACCTGCTAATCCGCTACCTGATGCTTGGAATCCGTCAATTACATAACTTGGATATGCTGCTTGTGCTTGTCCTGTTACTCTACCTACTGCGTATAAGAATTTCATAGATACGCTTGATCTGTCGTAAGTATCATCTTGTTCTTGTAATGGTGCGTCTTCACTTGCTGAGATTGCTGTTCCTTTTGCTGTTACTGTGTTGAAATCAGCGGTTAATCCCATATTTGTTACTCTTGGTACTAATTCTACTAATGGTGTATATTTTCTTGTTGTATCAACAATTCTTGGGTCTAAATATACTGGTACCATTGCTACTCCTGCTGTACCTACTCCACCTGCTGTTGCAGATGTTGTTCCTAATGCTTTCATGTTAGTTTCTACTATATTTTGTAATTCTGATCTTTGGTCTACACCCATCCATCCGTTTACGTATGGTGTGTTTTCTTCCATTAAACCAAATGATTGTAAATATGCACTTTTAGTATCTACATGAACTGCTCCTGTTCCTAACATTGTTATTACCTCCTAATTATACTAAGTCTAATGTTCCTCTGAATTTCGATTCAGGATTTGATTTTTGAATTGTTTCGTTCATATTTTCGATTTTCCCTTTTAGAATAGGTTTTTCCATTTTGGATTTCAATTCATTTAATTGTTCTTTTAATGATTTTAGTTCGTTTAATGTTTCTTCTAATTTGTCGTCTTTTTCAGGTTCGTCTTTTTTCTCTGGTTCGTCCTTTTCTTCTACTTTTTCTTCGTCCTCACCTTTCTTTTCTGGTTCGTCTTTAGTTTCTTCTTTTTTTTCTTCTTCGTCTTTTGCTTCTACTTTTTCCTCTTCAACGACTTCTTTCTTTTCTTCCTCATCTTTAAGGATTTCTTCTGTCATATTATTACCTCCGTGTGATTGATGAGCATCTAAATCGTCCAATGACTTCAAAAATACGTTAGTCATTGATGCTGATGTGTTTACTGGGTTTCCTGTTAATGCTACGTTTAAAAGTCGTATTACATTAAGCAATCTTATGTTTTCCCCATTCATATTTTTTAACACTTTATCTACTGGTATAAATGCTATTGAAAAAGCGTCTAAGAATTTCTCTTTTACTGAATTCCATACTTCGTTAAATCTTTTATGATATTGATTTATTTCTGCTTTTACAAATATCCCTTTGTCATCTCTTGTTGCTTCTATTATTTTACCAATAGGAATTATTGTTTTATTTATCTCTTTTTCTATTCCCTCGCCTCTAAATGCTTCGTGTTCTAAGTCGAGTTTAATGTTTCTTTCTTTTAATTGAATGAGCATATCGTCAAGACATTCGTCAGTTACTATATCGTTGACTAAGTCTTTATCTTTTGTAGAAATATATCCTTCTACATAACATCTTTTGTTTCCTTTTGTGTCTATTTCTGATATTTTATCAAAGTTATCTGAAAAAAATACTCTTGTTTCCATGTTATCCCCTTATTCGTCTGGTACAAATACTATTGAGCTTCTGCAGTTTACATGAGCTGGTGGACTCATTCCTTCAAATTCCTTATCTTTAAATGGTTTTCCTAAAGGTTGTTTTTGTCCGTCTAATCTTTTACATATTGTACTTGTTTTGTTATCTATTGCAGATACCCATTGCTTTTTACCTTTTATGTTTGTTTGTTTGTATGATTCTAATTTTGCTTGGTTTTCTATTCTATTTGTTTCTGTTCTTGCTATCATTTCTGCTCTTGTTTTTCCTTTGTCGAATACTTCGTTTATCCTATTTGTTAATTTCTTTGTTCCTTCTCCGTCTATTATTCCACGTTCTAATTCTGCTCTTATGTCGTTTCTCATTTCTTCTGTTAAGTCTTTAATATTGTCTATTGTGTATGTTTCTAAGAAATCAATTACATTCTGATTAGGCATAAAGTTCATATTAAATTTAGTGCCTTCTTTGTCCATTATGTCATAAAAGTGATCTCTTAATATTTTTCTTACATCGTTCTCTATATTACCTAAAGAAAGTATATTTGCTATTGTTTGGATTGTTTTCTTATCTAATGCTTTTAATTCTCCTATTACATCTTTTCCAGGATAATATTGTTTTATTGAATCTATTATAAATTTTTGTTTCTCTTTAAGGAGATTTGCCATCAGTTTAAAAATAACGTCATCTGGTTCTCCTTGAGTTAAAGGTGTGTAAGCTTTACATTCTTTTTTTTTATTCTTTTCACTTGGATATTTACCTGTTATCTTTTTGTGTAATGCTGCACAATATGCTTCTGGGTCTTTTTTATCTTTGTTTCTTCTTACACATTCTGCGAAATCTTCGTATTCACCAAAAGGTTTTGTTTCTATTGATTTTTCTTCTTTATCTACTTTTTCGTCTTCTTTATCCAAGTCTTCTTTCTTTTTATATGGGTCATCTTCTTTATTCATTAAATTAAAGTTAAGTGGGTTTGCTGTTTTTAGTTTATCCCCATCTTCTTTTGCGTCTAATCCTATTTCTTCTCTTATTTCATTTGGTGTTTTTAAACCCATATTTAATTGCATTTGATATAATTGATGTTTTTTAATATCTTCATCTACATCGTATTGGTCGAATTTAAACTCTAAATTCTCGTTAAATTCACTCCATACTAATTCTGTGTTTATTTTATATTCTAATAAGTTTAATAATGGTTTTATTGCTTTTCTTTTAAATACTTTACTTTGGACTACTTCTGATGCTTTATTTGAGTCTTCTGTAAATCCGAGTTCTGAGGGTGTTACTCCGAAACTTGCCCATACTAATTTACTGAGCCATTGTTGTTGTGATATTAATTCTAATTCTGCATTTGTGAATTGTAATCTTTTAAATTCTGCTTCACTACCTATTATTGGTACTTTGTGCCAGTTTTGTCTCCAGTTTCCTACACTATCCTTTTTCTTTGTTATTCCTGCCCATTTTTGTTGGAATCTATTTATGTCATCTTGTGTTGCTCCTAACATTTGGATAAATCCTTTTGGTACATTGTTTTCTGTATAATATTCTAAATTATGGTCTACTCCGTAAACTAATGTTTGTACCATGTCAAGTACGTATTCCATTGGACTTCTTCCGTATATACTATCTGGTTGTGGATTTCTTGTAAAGTACATTACTTCTTTTTTACCAAATGGTGTTGGTCTTGCTCCTGTTATCCAGCCATATTGATAATAAGCTGGTTTGTTTCTCATGAATTCGTCTGTTTTGCTATCTTTATATTTTCCTTCTTGATCTGTTGCTGTATCTAATTTGTATGTCCATTCTGCTGGTATTATATCCCATCTGTCGTTCATTGTTCCGTGTATATCAGGGTTTTTTGTAAATGTTCCACCATCGTATTGATATATTTCTTTAAAATTACCAAATCCATCGTATATTTTTAATAATACTCCTGAATCTATTGTTAGAATATCTCTTAGTATTTTTCTTAATAATTGTTCAAAGCTTTCGTTGTTTGTATTAGGATTATAGAAAAACTCTCTTACTTTATCTATTTCACTATAACTTGCGTCTTTTCCGTCCTTTAGTTTTATATCCCAATCTATACTTGCTATTTCATCTATTATTGTACTTATTGCCATGTCTACATAAGGAGTTGCTGCGAGTCTTCTTAACTCTGGGATATCTGTAAATCTTGGGTATCCATAAGGTGGTTTATATAAAAATTTAGGAATAACTGCTTTATATATGCCTTTTGTTTTATCTACTGCTTGTCCAGAACCTAATGGTTGTTGGTTGAAACCTAAAGAATTCCAAACTCCGCCCAAAGTAGATTTAATATTAACCATATAATACACTCTAATTAGAATAATATAAATACGATAACTTTATATATAAGAGTTTTGATACCTATGCAAATCCAAAACATATTTTATTGTTTAATCTTGCAGTTGTAAGCATTAGAGAATCCGCGAAATCTGGACTCTTTGCTTTACCTATACTTTTACCTTCTGCGTTCTTTCTACCTGGATCTATTATCTTTATTTTACCTGCACTTGTTACTTCGTATTTCATTGATAATAATTCGTCTTTTAATGTATCATGGTCTGGTATACTTATCTTACCTTCTTCAAATAGTTTTCTTAATCTCCAGTAATGTTCTGATTTTTGGTTTAAAAACATATAGCTTTGTTTCTCATCTATTGGACTTCTACCTACTTTTACCTCTGCTGCGTTATATCCTATTTCTTTTAATCTATCATATACTCCTTTACCTACTCCTGTTGCGTCTACTCTTATTTCTTCTTTTTTGTTTATTTCTGGTATTACTTTACCTACTGTCTGCATAGTGTCTTTTTTACTCCAATGTTTTATTTCTTTTATATCATAATATTCGTCATCTAAAACTCCTTTAGTTAATACTGTAAAGTCTACTCCGAGTTCTGCTACATCCAATCCGTTTATTTTAACTGGGTTTTTTATTTTATTTTTTAAATCTCTATTTATTGCGTCTTCTACCCATTTCCATCTAAATAATGCGTCCTCTGTTTCCTCTGGAAACTCTGCTTTGTATAAAGTAGTAAATTGTATAGGTGTAAGACTTTCTTTCATTTCTTCTATATATTCTTGACTTAATCTTCCTTCTTTTACACATTCTGTATAAGGTATATGTATTTTTAGATATTTTGAGTTTGTCCAGCTCTTAAACGTATGATTTTTATCAGTAGGATTAGTTATTTCTACTAGTACTGAGTCTGGGTTATCTCCGAGCA